GTGCGCAGGTTCGGCAAGATCGTCGTCAAACCAAACAAGACCAATCCCAAATACCTCGAGGCGTCATATCCGACCCCGGTCGAGGCGTTCGACCAATGGCCGGGACTCCCGATGCGGCAGACCACCACCTTCCCACTCACGCAGGACGGACGCGACGACGCGGCCGCATGGCTCGCCTCCGCGCGCAAGAGGATCGAGGCCGGAGTCTGGCAGCCGGAGAAGATACGCCGCAAGCAGGAGAGTGAGAAGGCCATGACCTTCGCCGAATACGTCGACAAATGGAACCTCCACCGCGCGAAATCCGGCGACCTGCACGAAGCCACCAAACGCCTGTCGGAACGCTACGCCCGAATCCTCTGCCGAACCTTCGGCGACATGCCGATCAGCCGCATCAGCCACAAGGACATCCAAGCCTACTCGGACTCGCTCGTCGGTGCCGTCACGCACAACGAACGCCGGTCCAGACTTGTCTACCTCAAGCAGATCCTCACAGCCGCGGCGAAACCGGACGTTGACGGACACTCCATCATCCAGCGCTCGCCATTCGACATCAAGATACCGGCGTTCCACCAAAGCGAGGGATCCGCGCCGGCGACGCCAGAAGAACTCCGGATCATCCACGACGCCATGCCCGAACACCTCCGCCTCGCCATCACGCTCGCCATCGCCGCGGGAGGCCTGCGCATCGGAGAGGTCTGCGGACTGCAAAGGCAGGACATCGACATCGAACGCCACACCATATCCATCCGACGCACCAGGCTCGACGACATCCCGGGCATCATCGTCGGCGACACGAAGACACCCGGCAGCCGCCGGACCGAACCGCTGCCGGAATCCGTCATCCCGGAAATCGAAGAACACCTCCGCAAGTGGGTCCAGGACGGACCGGAGGCATGGATCTTCCGCGACATCCGCGACCTTCGCGCCGGCCGCGGCGCTATCCCAATCACATGCAGCGGACTCAGATACCGCTTCCGCCTCGCCCGCCGCGAAGCAGGCCGCGCTGACCTCAGATTCCACGACCTGCGCGCCACGGCGCTCACCATGCTCGCGCAACAAGGCGCCACCGTCCGCGAACTCATGGCCGCCGCCGGCCACACCACACCGACCATGGCCATCCACTACCAGCGCACCACCGAAAAAAGACGGAGGGCGCTCGCCGACAAGGTGGCCTCCACGCTCGATCCGGCCACGGCGTCGAAGGCGTCCGAGCGCGACCAGGAAATCGCCAGGCTGCGCGCGCGGCTCGCCGAACTCGAGGCGATGGGGGAGAATTAGCGGTTATTCGAAATCGGCGTCCCCATCGGCGGGACAATGCGCCAGCTCCTCGCCATCAACGGTAAGGGCGAGCATCCAGGTGGGATTATCGCCCTTTTGATGGATCATCGTGTCCGGGATACTGGTTTCAAAGGTGGCGTCGTCGGTGGAGAGATTCCATCCTGGATACTTGTTGCTGTCATTCGTCGACAGATTCGTTATCTCCCGCTCGGTTTCGCCGGACTCCGTGAAATCGGTGAGATTCACTTGGTACCAGGTGCCATCGGGATCCTTGACCATGAGCGTGTAGGCGTAGAATTGCTTCGCGTCCAAAGCCTTGACATTATCGAATCCATCGATTGAGATGCCGAGGTACTGGCCTGTCGTCTCCACTCTCGCCGCCGGCATCAGGTCGGAATCACCATCGCAGAAACCGGACAACCCACTCGCCAATGAAGTCTCCTCGCCACTGTCGGCGGCAACCCGCGAATCCTGCGAGTCTGAGGCTTGACTATTGGCGCTCGCCGACTTCACTCCTGCCGTGTATGCGATTGGTGCCGTGGCCAGTCCGGTCGCGAAGACCAGTGCGGTGCAGATGATGGCCGCTGATCCAAAACTTACGTTGCGTTTGGCCAGCGCCTTGATATTGAGACCCAGCTTATGCGGCTGGCGTATTCTTAGACCATTCTTCGACGACATGGTGTCCCTTTCTTTTCTCTGATGCCCGCTTCCAGCTTAGATAAGATAACACCCCTGTCGCCACTTTTGCGGCAGGGGTGTGTTGTTTAGTTGGACTTCTTTCTGCCCGTGCCGTCCATTGGCTCCGAGAGATAATCCGGCACGGCGGCTTGTTGCTGCACGCGCCTGAGCATCTCGCGGCTGAGCTCGAGCATCGTGAATTCCTCGATTGGGTGGACTCCGGCGTTGTGGACTTCGTCCGGCGTGAGTGTTCCCTGTTCGACAAGCGCTTCGATTGGATTGCGCCCGTACGCACGGGCGATCGTCACGGCATCCTCCGCGGTGAATTCACCCTTGGTCCATTTGCGGTGGAATGTGGTCATTGGGATACCGGCATTCATCGCGATCTCTCGATTGCTCGCGCCTTCGGTGATCTCCTGCACCCATTCCTCAAATGAATTTTTCATGTTCACCTCCTTTCCAGATTTTCCGTTTATGGAAAATACTGTACCACATCGAGTTGCATATTTTTTCCATCAGTGGTAATTTGTATTCCAGAAACGGAAAATGTTTGAAAGGACGGATGACATGGCAGACGAAAACAAACTGCAAGCTTTGAGAATCTCTCCTGGATTCCTCGACAACCTCCAGAAGGAACGCAACCTCAGCCACGAAGCGTTTCTCGCGGCCTGCGGACTCAATCAGCAAAGGTTCGACGAACTGTGCGAAGGCGCCTGCCCCTCGTATCTGGAATTCTCCAGAATCGTCGACGGATTCGGACTCGCCACCGGAGTCCCCATGGTCCCCGTGGCGCTCGCCGACGCGGCGTGAGGGAGACATAGACGATGACCGACGTGATGGAACCGCCGAAATACATGATCTGGGTGCCGCTCAAGGAGGCCGCGGAAATGGTCGGGCTCTGCGAGAAGACGCTCATGAAGATGGCGAAGGAAGGCAAGGTCAAGATCAAACAGCCAAACGGCCCGCACGGCAAGCGCCTCGTCAAGGTCGCGAGCCTGCAGGACTTCGACGCCAAAGCGAAACACGGAATCTGAAAAACACGGAAGGACACGAAATGAAGGACATCAGGAAAGCCTGCGTCAAAGCAATCTTCGACGACTTTGACCAGTGCGGCGACGCCATCAGGCCTGCCGTCAACGGTGAATGGGAGGAGATCGACGCGAGCCGTCCGCTCGGCCACATCGTCGGCTATGTCGACATCTGCGTCGCCGACCTCGTGGACATCGTCGTCGACACGATCAACAAGGAGCTGTGAGATGAGCTGGATGGACGACGGCGGATTCGAGATCAGGACATTCGACGACAAGGCCGGGGGAGCGATGGCGCAGATGAGCTTCCGCACCTCCACGGGACACTTCGACATCATCCTCGGCAAGACCGAAGTGCAGCGCATCCGCCGCGAATGCGGACGCGTCATCAAGGAACTCGACCAGAAAAAGGAACGGAAATGACCGACAGCGACTTCCGCAACGAAGACGACGCACCCACAGCCGACAAGCCGCGCATGGCGTCCATCCTCCTCCTAGCGCTCGCCGCGGGCCTGTGCCTGTGGGTGCTGTTCGGCACCGACGCGTGCCACCACCCGCTCGAACACGTCGCGGCCTTCGTGTGGCTGACCATGGCCATCCCGCCCATCGCGATGGCATGGGCGGCCGGACGGAGGCCGGATCTGGCCGCCAGGGTCGAGTCCATGCTCGGCGCCTGACACCGGCCGGAGAACAAGGACGGGACCAATCGGTCCGACGGCGCGTGGCCGAATCCCCTTATCCATTACTTTCCCGCACATTGCGCGGATTGCATACACACGGCCACGACCAATCGGGCATGACGCCCCTGGAGGTTCGAATCCTCCCTCCGGCACTGGGATGCCGGCCGTCAACGCCACCCGGCGGCCTTCCCTTCAGCTTCGCCGCACGGGAACGATGGAGTCTTCTCTCGTCACTTCTCTTCGGGGCTCCAGCGGACGGCATCCGCCAAACGTCGCAACGACGACAGAAAGGACAACGAAAATGCCAAAGGCAAGCGACCAGGAACAGGCCGAACGCTGCGCGACCCCGCGCCGCGACCTGAGCAAAAGCGAGTACACCAGCGCCTTCCGCTGGAGGTCCAGGCGGATCGATTCGAGCGTGGCCGCGCATGCGTCGCTGGTGATCGCCAAGAACGACGGTCTCAGCATCGACGAGGCCATCGCCAAGGTGACCGGCGGACGGGTGGACGCCTCGAAGCCCGTGCCGTATCCGGCTCCGGAGCGTCATGAGCCGATCGTCGTCACCGCCGAACCCGAGCATGAGCCGCTCGGCGGGGATGGGGATGAGCTCGTGTTCGTCGACTTCGACCAGATCCCGCGCGACATGCAGCCCAACAGGACGCCGAATCCGCGTTACTACGGCGTGGCCGAGCAGCTCCGCCGCCACGCCGGCCGCTGGGCATGCGTGAAGACCTTCGCCGACCAGAAGGACCCGCGCGAACGCGCCCGCCAGATGCGCCAGCGCATCCGCACCGGCAAGCTCGCGGCCTTCCGTCCGAGCGGACGCTTCGATGCGGTCATCACCACACCGGAACCGGACGGACCCACGCTCGTCTACGCGTCCTGCCGTCCGATGGAGGCGTGAGGAACGCCATGGCCGGAGAAACCACACTCGCCATCGTCGGCAACCTCGCCGCGGATCCCGAACTGCGCACCACCCAGTCCGGCAAGCAGGTATGCAACGTGACCGTCGCGTCCACGCCACGCATCTTCGACAGGCAGACGAACCAGTGGACCGACGGGCAGGCGCTCTTCCTGCGCTGCACCGCGTGGGGGGATTTCGCCACGCACATCGCCTCATCCATGTCAAAAGGCATGCGCGTCATAGCACAAGGCAGACTCACGCAACGCTCATGGCAGGACGAGCAGGGAGCCAACCACACCGTCATCGAAATGCAACTGGACGAGATCGGGCCAAGCCTGCGCTACGCCACCGCGCAGGTCACCCGCATCACCCGCCAGCAGGTCCACCAGCCGCCGACGCCGGGCGGATACACCGGCGGCGCGTCCTTCGGCGCCACGGCACCGACCGCCGGCCCGCAGGCGCCCGCCACCGACCCATGGGGACAGCCAACCGACGGAGGAGCCACCTTCGGAAGCTTCGGCACCCCAGGAAGCGAAGCGGAGAAGGAGCCCGAATTCTGATGATCGAAATCGACATCCCGATCGGCAGGCACATCTGGTGGACCCAAAACCGCCGAAGCCGCACATGGGTGACGCCATACCAACGGAAGAAAACCGTCAAACGCATCGCCCACCTCATCTTCCTCGACCACATCAACAGGCATGGAGGCAAGAGGCCGGCGGACACGGAAACCGACTGGCCGGTGCACGTCACCGCCATCATCCATCCGATCACCCACGGCAGATTCGACCCCGAAAACGCCGCGCCAATGGTCAAAGCCATCCTCGACGCGGGAACCCAGGCCGGCATGTGGCCCGACGACAACGCCAAATACATCATCGGCCCCGACTACCGGCCCGGCACGCCAAGCCCGGACAAGACCACCTACCACATCACCATCCGCATCGAACACCAGTAGCGGGCACGAAAGGACACGACATGGCAAACAACGAAGGCTACGCACGCCTGTCCAACGGCCTCTGGCGCAACACCAAGATCCGCAAGATCGCCAGAAAAGACCCACAGGCGCTCGCCGACTGGATCATGGCCATCAGCTTCTGCAGCGACAAGCTCAGCGACGGCCACCTCACCGAGGACGACATGCTTTTCAGCCTCGGCTTCGACGAGGAGTCCATCGGCAGGCTCGTCGGCCTCGGACTGCTCGACCAGGACGATGACGGCTGGACCATCCACGGCTACCTCGACCTGCAGAACAGCAAGGCCGACGTGGAGAAATCCAAGGAGGACGCGCGCCAACGCAAGGCGCGCAGCCGCCGCAGGAACACCGAAACCACCGAGGACACGCAGTCACGCGTGACCGAAACCGATGTCACATGTGACTCACGCGTGACCTTTAACCAAAACCAAAACCAAAACCAAAACTCTCTCACTCCTAACGTCGTGAGAGAGTGCGCGCCCGCGAACGAGACCGAGACAGAACGCAGGGAACGCGAGCTCATCGACATGTGGACGCCCACCGAAGCCCACCAGGGAGTCGCGGACGAACTCGCCGGCAAAGGCCGGCCACGCGTCGACCTCGACGAACTCGCCACCACCTTCCGCCTCAAGCTCCACGCCAAAGGCCTGAAGCACTACGGCTACAAGGCCACCCTCGACGGCCTCGACAACGCCTTCTTCGAGTGGATCCGCAGCGAATCCCGCCAGCTCGCCGAAGGACGCCCCAGCCATTCCGGCACTCCGGCCGACACCTGGAAGCCGCACACGCACACCTGGACATGCGAGCACGTCCTCGGCCTCCTCGACCGCACCGCCGCCACCGCCACGCCGGACGACGCCGCATGCATGCTCGCCGCCCGGCTCAACGACGGACTCGACCCCGCCAAGGCCATGCAGGCGCTCGCCGACGCGGGAGTCGTGGCCCTGGACGGAGGCGCGGCATGAGGGGCAACGGCCACGTGTTCGCGCACGTCGACTGGCGGCGGATGGACGAGGCTCAGCTCGACGGCATGCGGTACGTCGCATACACGCCGACCGGAGTGGTCGACGGACGTTTCGCGCCCATGCCGACGCGCAACGGCCTGCCGATGCCATACCTGGTCGACGAGGCCATCGGCTTCCCGATCCTCCTGCTGACCGCGCCCGACAGAGACAACATCCTCCTGCCGCCATTCGAATCGATCCTCACGCTCGAACGGAAATCCTGAACACCGAAAGGAAAATACCATGGAAGAACAGAACAAGACCACCGAATCCGGACAGGCCGCGGCCGACCTCGACAAGAGCCTCGCGCGCCTCGAGACCGCCACCAGACTCACCGGCCTCGTCGTCGAACTGCAGAAGGCGGCCGCCAACCTCGAAGCCTACGCGGCATCGCTCCTCGGATCCGACGACATCATCGTCGACAAGGCCGCCAGCCTCATCCTGCACCTCAACCGCAAGGTCACCGACAGGGCGCACAGCATGCGCAACGCATGCGAGAACCTCGAACAATCCGACCGTCTCCTCGCCGAGAAGGCCAAGAGGAAAAGCCTCATGGACCACATCCTCACCATCCTCACCATCCCGCTCGACGGAGAGGACGACTAGCATGACCACCACCAGCACCAAGCCGGAAGCGCTCCTATGGATCGACGTGGAGACCACCGGCCCCGACCGCACCACAGCGCAGATCCTCGAAATCGGCATGGCCTGCACCGACAGCACCGCCACCCAGGACTACGGCGCCTTCCACGCGATCGTCAAACCCGACATCCTCGACATCAGCCGCATCACACCCTTGGCATGGGAGCACCACACAGCCAACGGCCTCATCGCCGAAGTCCGCGCCGCCAGCACACGCCAGAACGGCCCAGCCGCCGTAGGCAACGCCGCGGAGGAATACCTCGAATCACTCGAACAACGGTTCCAGCTCGTACCAACCGGCACCAACGTCGACTTCGACCTCGGATTCCTCGGACTCCTCGCCATCGACACCAGCCCGCTCAGCTACCGAAAACTCGACCTGACCACCATCAGACGCCTCATCACCATCCTCGGAGGACCCGACCCCTACGCGACCCACCACGAAGGCCGACACCGCGTCGAGGACTGCATCACCAGAGACATCCACGACTACCGCCACTACCTCGAAACCATCCAACTCAAGGACTGCGGCAAATGAAACGGAAAGGCGGACGATGGACGGACTCGCCGCATTCATCCTGCTCGCCGCGGTCTTCATCGCATGGCTCGGCGGAGACCACGACGGCCCTGCGGGACCACGGAAATGACACCCCAACCACGAAAGGAAACACAATGAGCGTGCTCTACCACGGAGGAGCCCCCGACCTCCAACCCGGAGACCACATCGAACCAGGCCACAGCCGCGACATCCACGACGATTGCCCGATCTGCCGCGCCAGACGCGAAAAAGGCGCGGACGCGATCGAAGGCACCGGACACCCCGAACAGGTGTACTGCACCAGATACCGCGACTACGCCGCCCTCTACGCGTCGATGTACGGCAAGGGCGACGTGTACCAGGTGCGGCCCGTCGGAGAGCTCGAAGCTTCCGACGAGGACTTCGACGGCTGCTACCGGTGCGACCGGCTGGTGATCGTCAGAGCCGTCGAAAGACACGTCACCCTCACACCGAAACGCCGCCGCAAGGTCATCCGCCTCATGCAACGCCTGGACGACGGCCCCTGCATCAACCCACTGCCACGCAACGCCACCCCGCAGATGGTCGAAAAGTTCATCCAACGCTCCGCCGCCGACACCATGCACATCATGCGCCAGGCCGAAAGGAGCATCCGATGACCGGACACGACACTGAACACAAAGGAATCATCATGACCATCACCGAAGACGCCGACATGGACCCAAAACCATACATCCTCACCGCCATCTCCATCGGCCTTGAAGGCGCCGCCACGGGAATGGCGCTCGCCGGCGGCCATTGGCTGCTGTCCCTGCTGTTCCTGCTGCTGACCGTGCTGTTCGCCATCAACGGATGGCGGGCGGTCGGCAGGGCGCGCATGAGGAAGACCGAATGCAGGGAATTCGTCGTCGACGGATGCCACAACATCATCATCGCCGGCGATGACTGACATCAACCACGAAAGGACAAGGGAATGACCAACCACGAAGTCTGGGACAAGACGATCGAGCTCAACGGAGTCGCCATACAGAGCGTCGTCTGCATGGAGGAATGCTCGGAACTCATCAAAGCGATCAGCAAACGCCTGCACGGCGAACTGGACATCGAGAACAACCTCGCCGAGGAGATGGCCGACGTGACGATCTGCCTCTACCAATTGGCTCGCATGTACGACGTCGACGACACCGACGTCCACGCATGGATCGACCGCAAGACCGAACGGCAGCGCAAGCGCAACGCGCTGCAGGACCACCAAAGCGGGGAGACGACGAGATGAACGCGACATCCGTCGAATGGATCATCGGGCATTTCGCCGACGACATCACGGCCATGCGGACGGAGACCGAGAAACGATACGGCAGACAGCCACTCCAGACTCGCCCACAAATCCGAATGGAAACGCGAATACCACAGGAAAAGGAAGGAAAACAATGAGAGACAGTGACGCAGACATCGCCATCGACGTGCTCAACAAACTCATCGACCAGGAACTCAAGGCCGCGAGCGCCGGAATGCGTGACGGGAACAGAATCCTCGAGGAATGCGCGTCGACACGATACCACGCCTACACCTTCGCCAGAGATGAGATCAGGAAGGCGCTCGCCGATGCCGTGGAGGAGCGGGATGCTCGGAACCCGTTCCAGTGTCAGCGTGATGAGTTGGTCACGCAGGATATGCATACGTGCGATTTGTGCGGCCGGTGGTGCCCGAGTCCCGTGTACCGCGTGTGCCTGTGCTACGCGGACCAGTCCAGGGTGGCGTCCGATGTGTGCGCCGACTGCATGTGGAGGCTTGGATTCAGGCCGGTCGGGACGGTGCCGCTCGAGGCGTATCGGCGGTATGAGCGGTGGGTGTCGGAGCATCCGACGGGAAGGAGGGGTTGACATGGCCACGAACGTCACACAGAGGAACGAGGTCCTGCGCGAATTGCTGCGCTGGCATTTGGAGAAGGAGAGACTCGCCGCCAATCGTCTGTTCGACGGCGTCACGCCTCCACGGCAAGCGGATGTCGTATGTGGAAAACTCCGCGCGCACACCGAATCGTCTAACCATATCCTCTCCATGCTCGGCTATCCGGACGCCTTGCCACCGGCTGGGAGGTGTCCAGATGATCTATCTGATCGTTGGCGGCGAGCTGGTGGACATCCTCACCGAGATGGACGAGGCGCTCGCCAAAGCCAAGAAGCTCGCCGAACATGCGGGCAAGGTCGAAATCGCGGATCTCGTCACGGGAAGACGCACCATCATCAAACACGTGGAAAAGGGAAATCACCGATGAGCGGATTGGGAGAGGAAGTCAAGCGCGAGAAGGAGTCCCTGCGCGGCAAGGCGCCGTCGTTGCGCTCGCCGATCGCCGAGGCGGTCATTCAGGCGTACGCGGACGGCTACACGGCCGGTAGTCTGCGCCAGCCGTCGGACGCGGAGGTGGACGCCGCGCTCAGATACCTGCTCCGCCAGGGACTGCTGCGCGAGGGCATCACCATCATGGCCGCGAAATTCGCCGTGTCGGGCATGTGCTCGGCCATGGCGGAGGCGCTCGAAAAGGAGGAATCATGATAAAGGCGCAATACACGAAGCGAAACCACATGCTCAGCATCATCGACACGAACGTCAGTCGCACGCCGACCGTGAGCGCCAAAAACGGATGCGTCGACATCGTCTTCGCGGACGACGAGACCGCCATGGCCGTGCGCGACGCCATCACCGCCGAACATCCGTTCGAACCGACCGAACCGTCGGCGAGCGCCCAGTCGCCGGATGCGAAGGAGATGCGAGAACTGCTCTCCGAACTCGAGGACAAACTTAACAAGGCGATGTACATCGACCTGATGAGCCATCGGCGTGACATGGGGGACGTGCAGTTCAACCTCGGACGCGTGGCCGCGTACTCCAATGCCGTTTCATGCTGCAAGAGCAGTCTCATGCTCATGGACCAGCGGGACGGGACGGAGGATAAGTCATGAGCGACGCAACCGACCGCATCGAATCGGACGAGCTCCGCCGCCAGCTCGCACGGGCATGGGAGGCCGGATACTCCGCCGGATGGACCGACCAGCTATGCGACTTCCCACCACACACCGCCGACAATCCATACAAGGAGGAATCATGAAATGGATACTCAAGACCATCAGGCAGATACTCATGATTCCGGCGTTCCTCTCCATCTACCTGGCGCTCGCCATCATCGAACACCGCGAAAGGAGGCGGGGACGGAAATGAGGAAATCCACCGAACGCGACATCCTCCGATGGCACGAACGCGGATACACAGTGGCCGAAATCCACCGGATCCTGCCGCAATGCACCACCGACGAGATAACCGCCATCATCCACAACCATTCCACCGAAAACGGCGCTCGCCGACGGTAGAATCTAAGAGAACAAACGTTCGACCGAAGGAAGTCATGAGAGACATTGAGACGCCATGCCCGAACTGCGGCAATCCAACCATGGCAGGGTGGTCCATCTGCCAATCCTGTCTGCGCCGGTATATCGAGGACATCGGCTCGCTGGCCCACGTGATTCCGGCACTCCGCGCGCTGGCCGACAGGACCGCCCGCATCGGCGGCCGCTCGCACGCACCGTCGCGCGGAGTCGCGCCACTGCCCATCAGCACCCACTGGCAGGAGCAGTGGGAGCGTGCCTCGCGCCTCATGCTCGACATCGCCTCCACCATCGACATCCGCTACGGCCTGCTCAGGACGGAATCATGGCGCAAGGCATGGCGCAAGGCCATCTCGAACCGCAACAGCCTGGCGGCCAGCGACAGGACGCCGGACCTCATGCTCGACCTGCACGCCACGCTCATCGACCTTGACGGCATGATGCGCGAGCGTGATCCCCGCGTGACCGTGGTCTCCTGTACGGAGTGCGGTCAGCGGATAGCGGCCCCGTTCGGCATGAGGGCCGGTGATTGTCCGTCCTGTGGCGTGCGCTTGGATTTGGAGGCGTTGGTCGCGGAGCATGAGCGGGACGCGCGTTCGCGCACCGTGGATGGCAGTCCTGCCGAGTTGGCGTCGTGGTTTTCCAATGTCATCGGCCGGCGTGTGTCTCGCAAGCAGGTCGAGTGGCTGTTGCGGTCGGGAAGGCTGCATGGCTGCGAGCGCCTTGGCTCGGGCAGGTGGCGTGTGACGGCGGGTGAGTTGCTTGATGCGTCGTCGCACGTCGGCTGACGCGACACGCCGAACATTTGTTCGATGTCCGCTCGCCGTTTAATGTGTATGATGAGCGCGAATTGTGGGTGGCCACTGGTTGCCTTGTTCGTGTCTTTTCGTGATTGGAGGCCATCTGGCGTTTGCCGGATGGCCTTCGTGCTTCGGTAGGCTCAGCGGTAGAGCTGTGGGACGGCACGGATTCCAATGAGTGGACCACTAACCGGTCATGGTTTCCTTTTCTCAATTGCCCGTCAACGATATGTGCCGTCCCGTGTGTCGCTGGTTCGACTCCAGCCCGAAGCGCTATACACCTCTCTGTCGATGGGGGATTGCGATGTACAAGGTATGCTCCACCTCCGGCTGCCCGCACCTGGTCTCCTCCGGCTCCCTGTGCGACGAGTGCAGGAAAGCCAAGGACAAGCGCCGCTCGCGCGGCCGCAATCCATACACCTCGCCAGCCCACAGGCTCGCACGGGCCCGTGTGCTGGCGAGGGATCCGCGATGCGTCTGCCCAGGCGACGGACATGACGGATGCGGCAGGCACCATGGCCTGTGCGGCGCCCCCAGCACCATCGCCGACCATTGGCCGCTTGAACGCGTCGAGCTCGTCGAAGCCGGACTGGACCCAAACGATCCGGCACGCATGCGCGGCCTGTGCAAGTGTTGCCACGACAGCAAGACCGCGAGAACGAAACCTTCAGGCTTCAACGGTCGAAGCCTTCGCTGATTCATCTCATCTGCTGCACGCATGCGGTACGTCGAGCCAAGCCGACGACGTCCGGCGCGCGCCGCAAGCGTGAGGCGAAGCGGAAAACAAAAAGCGATCAAGTCCTTTTCAATTCGGTTCGCCGCTCGGCGCGAAGACGAACGTGCAGTATTGGAAAACGTTGGAAAATCAACGAAAACAAACCATCGAAACACCCACGGGGGTACCCCTAACGGTTTGAGTGGCGGAACCGCCGGAGAGCTGTCTCCGAGGTGCGGAGGGTTCAAAAGTTTCAGAGGGGGCGGGCGAAAGGCCCGGCCGCCGACAGCGAAGGAACGGCGCGAGGCCGTCCGACGATGGAGGAGACATGCCAAGAGGAGGAAAACGCGTCAGATCCGGTCCGATGCCGGATCCGTCGAGCGGTGCGAGCGAACGCAGGGGATACACGCTGCGCAGTCTGCCGAACACGGAATACAAGGGCCGGCCGCCGAAGTTTCCGCTGCCGCCTTACGTGATCCGCTATTTCGACAAGGACTCGCAGGAATGGGTCGAGGACAGGGCCGGTTCGGAATCGTGGAATGACCGGGAGGCCGAACTGTGGAGGCAGTTGTGGCGTCTGCCGCAGGCGCGCGCGTGGAAACAGCCGCAGCTGAAGTATCTGCATTACCAGATCGCCTCGTATGTCCGCGAATGCGTGGTGTGCGAGAGCCCGTCGGCCAAGGCGGCCGACGTGGCCGTGAAGATCAGGCTCGAGGACCGGATAGGCCTGTCCGAGGCTGGATTGCAGGCGCTCGGCTGGAAGATCTCCGAGGACAACGTCGACATGGCCGCCCACGAGGTGCCCGCCACGGACGCGGAGGCGTCCGAGAGCGGCATGGACACCAAGATCGTCCAGTTCCCACGACGCCTGAGGGCGTGACATGGCCGACGACTGGATCATCGACTTCCCGACGCTCGCAGACCTGCAGGATGCGTGGGTTCGGCGTCACGTGCGCCAGCCGGACGGTATTCTCCGCGGCAAGCCCTTCTGCTGGTCAGATTGGCAGTTCTGGTACGCCGCACACCGCTGGAGGGTGCGCGAGGACGCGGAATTCATCCCGCCCGAAGAGGTCACGGTGGACAATCCACTGGTTCTCAACCAGGCCTTCCAATATCGTCTGACCGGCTGCATTGGCCCGCAGAAGACAGGCAAGGGACCGACCGAGGCCTCATGCGCGATACTCGAGGCCTGCGGTCCGGTCGTGTTCGCCGGTTGGGCGAAGCCCGGCGACGTGTACCGATGCTCCGACAACGGCTGCCCCTGCGGATGGGTCTACCACTACAATCCGGGCGAGCCGAAAGGCATGCGTCACCCTTCGCCACTCATCCAGCTGACCGCGAACTCCGAGGACCAGGTGCGCAACGCCTACCGTCCACTCGTCGCGATGATCCGGCTCGGCCCGTTGAAGCAGCTGCTCAAGGTGCGCGAGGGCTTCATCCGCATCCTGCGCCCCGGAATCAACTTGGACGATGACGATCTCGACCTTGACCGCATCGATGTGGTGACCGCATCGGCCACCAGCCGTCTGGGCAACCCGATCAGCGATGCCGAACAGGACGAGGCCGGCCTGTACACCAAGTCGAACGGCATGCTCGACGTGGCCGACACCCAACGCCGCGGCGCCGCCGGCATGGGCGGCAGAACGCACTTCTGGACCAACGCCTACGACCCCGGCGAAAATTCCTATGCCCAACAGCAATTCGAGACATCGGCATCAGATGTGTGGATCTTCTACCGCAACCCCGACCTCAACCCGGACCTGCGCCACAAGGACGGTACGCCATACAGCTTCAACAACCGGCGCGAACGCCGCAAGATCCTCGAATGGGTGTACGCCGGCAGCCCCTGGGTGCCCTTGGATTCCGTCGAGGCGGAGGCCGAGGCCCTCATGGAGAAGGATCCCGCGCAGGCGGAACGCTTCTTTGGCAACCGCATGGTGCAGGGCGGCGGCGCATGGCTCGAGGACGGACTATGGGAGAGCTGCTATGCGGGACAATAGACCACTCAACAAATCAAGGATGCGGACGATGAGGCAATACAATCTTCCGCTGCTGCAAAAGGTGCGGACAGTTGGCCGATACGACATGCCAATGCTTGCAAAACAGGACGTCACCCCCCCTGACACGTTGATAGGCTTCAATTACGCGACCGGCAAAAAGACAGTCAAGCATTGCGGAATCCATTTCTTCATCGATGACTACCAGTTCCAGAGAGTCTGGAACCAGCCGGACAGATACATCGCACCGCTCAAACGCTTCCAGTGCGTGCTGACACCTGATTTCAGCACATACATGGACATGCCGGAAGCGATGAAGATCTATAACGTCTTCCGAAGCCGTCTGATCGGAGCATACTGGCAGGCCTGCGGACTGAAAGTCATCCCAACACTTCAATGGGCGGGCCCAGAGTCATTCCCGTACTGCTTTTCAGGCATTCCAAACAACTCCACCGTCGCGGTAAGCACGGTCGGAACGAACGACAATCCGACGGCAGAACTCTATTGGCGGCTCGGCATGCGATACGCGATCGACAGGCTCGCACCGGAAAAGATTCTCCTCTACGGAGATGCCATTCCGTTTTTCGACTTCAGTGGCATCGAAGTGGTCACATACAAAAACAGCAATGCGGAAAGGATGAAAAAATGGGCGGAAGAGGATCAAGCTCAGGCGCAGGACGTGGCGGACATGGCGGCGGAGGGGGAGGCTCTTCCTCTGACCTTTCATCCGTAAGCGACACGGATCTCACCAAGATGATGCGCGACGCGGGAAACCGCATGGACACCGCATCGGAAATCATGCAGAGAACCGCGCACGGAGCCACGCAATACAACCAGCGCATGCCGGAAAGCGTCTTTCCAGAGGCAACCAAGGCGAACTACGACAAATACCGGGCAGCCTCCAAGGCATTCCGCACCGCCAGGGCACAGCGCGACAGAATCTCCGACGAACAGATCCGACGCCAACCAAAATCAAGCGGCACAAGCCACGCATTCGTCAATTCCTTCGGCGAAGCGACAACAAGGGAGATCACAAACCAGAACTACCAGCGCTCGCAGAAGAGTTTGTCAAAATCGGTCTTGAGGAACATGGGATATTAGCGTGTCCGAGCATGAGCTTTGGCTTGAGAACCCGTCGAAGGGCACCGAGGTGTGCCTCGGCTTCGACGGCTCCGAGAACGACGACTGGACATGCATCAAGGCCGAAACACGCGAGGGCTTCATCTTCACTCCGCGCTACGGCGAGGACCGGCGTCCCACCATCTGGAACCCGAAGACATGGGGCGGTCGAATCCCGCGCAGCGAGGTCAACGCCGCCATGGACGAGCTCAACGACCGGTACAAGATCGTGCGCGCCTACTGCGACCCCGGATTCCGCGACGAGGTGTCGTGGGAGTCGCAGATCGAGGCATGGGACTCCCAATACGGGCCGAAGAAGTACATTCCCTGGTCGATGAGCGGCTCCAGCCGCATCACCGCCGTCTGGGAGGCATTGAAACGCTTCGAATCCGACCTCGAGCACCACGCCATCACCCAGGATGGCTGTCCGATCACCATCACGCACATGCGCAACGCAAGACGCTTCGCCAAGTCCGGCGAACGGTACGGGCTCGGCAAGCCAAAACAGACAAGGAAAATCGACGCGGCGGTCACCAGCGTGCTCGCACATGAGGCGGCATGCGACGCGCGCGCCGCCGGCTGGGGCAGGAAACGCAAGGCCTACCTGCTGACCGGCTCGACAACAAGGGGATTCTGAATGATTCGCACCGCCGCGGACGTGAACCGTATGGCGAACCTGCTCGCCATGAAGATAGAGCAGCGACGCTCGGACATTAGGAAGCACACGGACTACGTGCGCGGCAAGCGTGGCACCCTGAAATTCGCGTCCGACGAATTCAAACGCTACATGTCGGATCGTTTCAGCGGATTCGCCGATAACTGGTGCCTGCCTGTGGCGCAGGCGCCCGTGGAACGCATCCACTTCCGAGGCTTCATCCCATACGGCGACGTCGAACTCGACTCGCACGTGATGCGCGTGTGGGAGCGCAACGACTGCGACCGCAAACTGCAGGAGACCGCCCTGATGATGACCGCCACAGGCAGAGCCTTCGGCCTGGTCACCTCGATGCCGGACGGCAGGGCGCGCATAAGTTTCGAACACCCCGACTCGGCGGCTGTCCACTACGATCCGCTCACCGGCGAGGTCGACGCCGGCCTCCTGGTCAGATACGACGAGGAGCACGAATTCGGCACGCTGCTGCTGCCCGACGTGGTCTTCGACGTGGTGCGCGTCCGCGCGGGCGGAGACGACGAACGAGACCGTCTGCCGCCGGGCGTCGAGGGATGGATGTTCCTGCCGGACTCCGCCCGCCCGAACCCGCTCGGCCGCGTCCCACTGGTCGAATTCCGCAACCAGATGCTCCTGGACAACCTTCCCATCAGCGACGTCGAGCAGGTCGAATCCATGCAGGACGCCGTCAACGTCTGCTGGGCATACACCTTGAACGCATTGGACTTCGCGTCCATGCCCGCGAGGGTCATCCTCGGCGGCGACAGCCTGTCCGAACCGGTGTTCGACAAGGCCACCGGAGAGCAGGTGGGCGAACGTCCCGTGAACCTCGACAAGCAGGTCATGGAGCGCATCATGCAGATCACCGGCGACAACGTGTCGATCGGCGAATGGACGGCAAGCAACCTGCAGGCCTTCCTTCCGATCATCCAGAAGGCGGTCGAGCACATCGCCGCCGAGACGCGCACGCCAGGCCATTATCTTTTGACGAACGCGGAGGTGCCCGCCACCGGCTACGAGGTCGCCGAAGCCGGATTGGTCAGCAAGACGTTGGAGCGCATCAGCTTCATGCGCCAGCCGGTGCGTGAGCTGTGCGAGATGGCCATGACGCTCGAGGACGACGAGCAGTCAGCGCGCATCCTCGAGGACTCCAAGGTCGTGTTCGCCACGCCGCAGTACCGCAGCGAGGCCCTCATGGCCGACGCGATGCTCAAATACAAGCGGCTCGGCTACCCGCTGCAGTGGATCGCCGAACAGATGGGCCAGAGCCCCGAGGACATCAAGCGCATCATGCGCATGATCGACGAGGAGAACAGCGACCCGGAGATGGCCGAGATAGCGCGAACCCTGCAGGTCGGAGGTGCATCTGATGACGGTGACGATGGACAGCCTGTCGGACAACCGGCACACCCTGGCCAGACTATGCCTGCTGGCCGTGAAGGCGGCGGACAAAACATGGAAGGGCGTGGATCCGCGACGGGTGCGTGACAGCTGGAATCGGACGAACGCCGACTTCCTGACGCTCTTCGCCACCCTGCAGACGCGCGCCGCCGCCGACGCGATGGACTCATCCACGCTGATGCTCGCCGAACAGAGCGATTACATCCAGCCAGACGGCGGCATCGCGAATCCTCTCGCATTCGGAACCGGCTTCGCGCCGAGCGGCATCGACCTCGAATCGTATTTCGGCATCCCGGTCACGCACACCCTGTCGGCCATCAAGTCCGGCATGGACGAATCGGATGCCATGCAGGCTGGACGCGCGACGCTCCGCCAGATGGCCATGCAGGCCATCGAGGACACGTCAATCAGCGCGATGGGCGTCAGCATCACACAAAGGGCAGGCGTCGGCTACGTGCGCGTCGAATCACCCGACTGCTGCCCACGATGCGCCATCCTCGCCGGAAAATACTTCCGGCACAACAACGACTTCCTCCGACACCCGAAATGCCACGGCCGCACCATCCCCTGCAAAGGCAAGGAAAAGGCCGAGAAACAAGGCTGGATCACCAGTCCGATGGACCGCTTCAACAATATGAGCGAAGAGGAGCAGGACAAGGTCTTCGGACATGCCGACGCACAGGCAATCAGAGACGGCGCCGACATCTACCAGGTCGTCAACGCCCACCGCGGCATGCGGCCAATCGGACACGGCAACGTCCACATGACCACGTCCGAAGGCACTGGCCGCTACGGATGGAGCCGCATGATTCGCAAATACCAATACGGACAACAGCAACACCGCAGACTCACACCCGAAGGCATCTACAGCTTCAACCTCCCGCGCGAACAGACCATCGAACTCCTGAAGCGCGAGGGCTACATCCTCCCCGACAACTGGAGAACCCAAGTCCCAGCGCTCCGACGCCAGCAATGGCTCCACAACAACGAATGGCGCCAAGGCAGACACGAAGAACAGACCGCCGCCCAGAAACGCCTCCAGAACGCACGACTCCGCTACGAAGCAGCGCTCGCCGGCCGCAACCCGTACCAGCCGGATTCGCCGGTCACGCCTGACGTGCTGGCCAGAGCGGAGAACTCGTACCGCAGATGGCTCGCCAGCAACGGCGAGGTCTACACCAAATGAAAGGAAACACCATGTCCGAAGGACAACAGCAGGATCCGAACACCAACGATCCGGGCGCGCAGGAGCCGCCCGTCGACTGGCATGACAAGTTCCTCGGCCAGAAGAAGGTCAATGGCGATCTCGAGGCGAAACTCAAGGCCGCCTACGAGAAGGCCGACCGTGTGGACGACTTGGAGAAGCAGGTCGCCGACTGGGAGAAGCGCGGCAAGGAATTTGACTCCGCGCAGGCCACCATCGCCGGACTGCAGAAGCAGGTGCTCCAGGCGAACGTCACCGCCGCAGCCACTGGCAAGCTCATCAATCCGGGTGACGCATTGAAGCTTATAGATTTCTCCGATCTGACCGCTGACGATCAGGGAGGATACGACCAGAACGCGATTTCCAAGAAAATCGACGCTCTGGTCGCAGCACATCCGTATCTCGCGCAAGGCGGGAACAAGGCTGGCCTGGCGGGAATCATCCCACCGTCGGGCGCCCGTGATGGCGATCATCAGGCGGGACAGCTTACCAGGGACGATCTGAAGAACATGACCACGAAACAGATCGACGAGGCGCGCCGCAAGGGCCGCCTGGATGATCTGCTCGCAGGCCGCAGCAAGTAAGGAGGCCACCAGCAATGGCAATCACCAATTTCATTCCCGAGGTATGGTCCGCCGCCATCCTCGAAGCCCTGCGCGCGAAGCTCGTCTTTCCGAGCCTGTGCAACCGCGATTATGAGGGCGACATCCGTGAGGCCGGCGATACCGTCCACATTACCGGATACGACGATGTGACTGTGCGCAAGTACGTCCGCGGCCAGGCGATCACCGTCGACGATGCCAATGACAAGGAAGCAGCCGTCCTTGAAATCGATCAGTCCGACTATTTCGCCTTCAAGGTCAACGATCTCGACAAGGCTCAGGCCAAGGCGGACATGACCGGAAAGTTCACCAATTCCGCCGCCTACAACATGATGAAGAACGTGGAGAACTACATCTCCAATCTCATGGACACGGCCGTCAGCACGCCAGCCAAGACCGTGGCCGTCGGCACCCCCGCCGACGCGTATCTCGCCGTCGTGGAAGCCGGACGGAAACTGGATGTTCAAAACGTGCCCGACGAGGGCCGCTGGCTCGTCGTCAGCCCCGACTTCTACGCGCTCCTGCTGCAGGACTCCCGCTTCATCGAAGGCACCGAAGCAGGTCATAATACGCTGCTCAACGGCGTGGTCGGCCAGGTGCGCGGCTTCACCGTCGTTAAGTCCAACAACGTGCCGCACAAGTCCGCCAGCCCGGACACGCAGTCCATTCTCGCCGGCACTAACGCCGCCGTGACCTTCGCACAGCAGGTCAGCAACGTCGAGGCCATGCGCATGCAGACCGACTTCGCCGACATGGTGCGCGGCCTCGATCTGTACGGTGCCAAGGTCATCCGCCCCGAGTGCCTGACCAAGATCACCCTGAACCTCTCCACCACCACCGGTCGTTCCCTGCAGGATGCGCAGGCCCCCGTCGTGAGCGATACCACCGCAGACGGCGACGGTGAAGAGGATGCTGCTGCAGGCAAGAAGAGCGGCAAGTAGTCGAGTCCGATGATCGGAGGCTGAAATGACCGCACTGGCCACCTTGGACGACCTGAAAAGCAACGGAATCGAAGTAACCGACGAGCAGACGGCAACCAGTCTGCTCGATTCGGTCTCCGACGCCGTCCGCTCGGCCGCCGGCTGTCCGATCACGCTCGGCGAATGGACCGTCGACATCCCCGGCGAACAGTCCAGGAAACTCGACCTGCCATGCAAGGCCGTCAGAAGCGTTTCCAGGGTGCTCATCGACGGCAAGACCGTCTACGACTGGCGACTCCTCGGATCCTCGCTCTACCGCGAAGAGCCATGGAGTCCCTTCGGGCGCATCCCGTCGGTCGTGACCGTCACCTTCACGGGCGGCTGGAATCCGATACCCGCCGACGTCGTCAGACTCGTCTGCTCGTACGTCGCGGCCGGACTCCACCAGCTCGAGGACGGTGGCCCCGGCGCACACGTCGGCGTCAGCTATGAGCGCGTCGACGACGCACAGGTCGGCTACACGCAAGGCGATTCCGCCCAAATCGACGTGACCGAATTGCCGGAAGCGACCAAGCGCAGGCTGCGCAACCGCTTCGGCGCGAACGTTACGTCGATTGGAGTGTTCCGATGAAAATCAGCGCATCATTCCTCGCCAAGGCCCGCCGCGACGCGGAAAACCTCATGACCGACCATTGCACGGTGACCCGACCCGGCGAATCCACTACGGATCCGGACACGGGACTGCCGAACACCGGCACGGAGCAGGTGTACCAGGGCAAGTGCAAGGTGCAGACCTCTGGTGGTCTCGCCAGCGAGCAGGCCGAGGGGAGTGCTGCCCAGGCCATGGGCGCCGTAAGCCTCGTCTGGTCGCTCTACGTGCACTTTCCCTACGACACCAATGGTTTGCGTGCCGGAGACGTCGTGGAGATCACCGAATCCGCGAACCCGCTGCTGACAGGCAGACGGCTCAGGCTCGTCTCCCCGCAATCCGAGAAGACGCACGCCACCGCCTGCCGCTGGAACGTGAAGGAGGATGCATGAACGCCACGAGCCTGTTCGACGCGTCCGAGCTGACCGCCTTCGCCGACAAGCTGCTCGCCAAAGGCGTCGCCCGCCGCGCGGCGATCACCATGGCTGTGAAGAAAGGCGCGCAGAACGTCAAGAACGACCTGCGCGAAGACCTCTCCAGCTCCGGCAACAAGGCATTCCGACGCATCCCAATCACCTACACGGTGAAGGAAGCGCCGGGACGCATTTCCGCCGAGATAGGCCCTACCAAGGGCGGGGCTGGTTCGCTAGCCAATATCGCGTTCTTCGGAACCGCTAAAGGTGGTGGAACACACCGGTTCTACGAGCATGGCGAGGAAGAGCTGCCAAAGCTCGCGGAATATGTGGCTCGTGCCGCAGTGGAGGGATTCTAGTGCAGTCGATAATGACCTTGTCGAACACGATTCTCGACCATGTGCCAAAACCTGCGGATGGGTGGAAGGTCTTCAAGCAGACCACGCCAAAACCGACGGAGAAGCCACCGTGGGTGATCGAAACGGTCACCACGAACGGGCACATCGTCGGGGAGACGCAACACGTGCATTGCGGCATCGGCACTCTGCTGGTGCGCATCGTGAGCACCACCACCGATTCCGTCAACGTGCTGGCCGATGACCTCATGATTCCAGCCTTGGCTGGAAAACGGTTCGTCGCGCACGGGTTCGACACCGGCTGCCTGACGTTGTTCTCCGATTCCGGCGCATATGCGGCCGGACTCACCGCAGAGGACACAAGCCTGCTCTATCAGGTGCGCCTATTGACTTTCAAATTCAACTGGTCACGCATGTGACCCAATATTTATAAGGAGGAGTCATGGTTTTGACTCTTGGAACTGAAGTTCCTTCCACACCGGCGGACGGTCTGGTCAACACGATCTGGGTGCCGTCCATCAAAAACATTCAGAAGCCGACCGCTGCAGAGATCGGCGCCGGCACCGACCTGAGCAACTACGTCACCCTTGGCGGCTGGTCATGCTCGCCGTCGCAGGATTCCATCTCCGACCAGCGCGAGAACAGCGCGCAGGATTACGAGAATCCCGGACGCAAGAAGATCAGCGGCCCGAGCGTCGAGGTCATCGACAACACCAACACTTCGCATTCCACGCAGAACATGGCAATGGAGACGTTGACCGAGGGTGCGGAAGGCTACTTCGTGCGCCGCTATGGCAAGCAGACGGATTCGACTTTTGTCGCCGGCGACATCGTGAACGTGTACGCGGTCCGCGTCGGCATGAGCGCCAAGGTGGCGATCGCCGCGAACAGCGTCCTGCGCAGCAAGGTCAATTTCTCCGTCCGGGCTCCAGGCTGGTCGGAGAACGTGAAGGTCGCCTGATTCATTCTTCCCGCATCGGACTTTCGTTCCTTTCGCCGGCGCGGGACCCTCTTTTTTCTCTTCCCCAGTAAAGGAACATGAATATTAGAGCGAAGGAACAACAATGCTTAAAGTCACCAGGCGCACGCGCGAGGTCGACATCATCCTCAACCAGCAGATCGCCGAGGACATCGCCAGATTGGGTGATACGCTGTCCGAGGAGACCACGCGCGAACAGATTACGGAGGCCGGGACGAACCGGCAGGCTAAGGCCACCGCCAAACGCATCGAACAGCTACGCGAACAGGCGGATGCGGAGACATTGAAGCTCACGTTGCGGGCGTTGCCGGTCAGCAAGTGGGCGCAGGCATTGGCCGCGCACCGCAATGAGAACGGCACGAACGACATGTTCGGCACCGCAGCCGCGGCATTGCCGCTCATGCTTGATTCCGCGACCATCGGCGGCAAGCCGGTAGCCGACGAAGACAAGACCGAACAGGCGTGGCGCAATCTGTTCGACGAACTCACCGATGGCCAGTTCACGCCGATCTGGCAGGCCATCGCCGAACTGAACGGCACCGCAGCGGACCCAAAAGCGGCATTCGACCTCGCCTCGAAGGTTCTCCGCAACTAGTCGAGGACCTACGGATCTGCCGCCAGCTCGGCATCAGCTACAAGCGGTTCATGGGCTGGCGGCCGAGCAGGGGCGATGAGGTCGAATGGGATGAGACGGAGCGTAATTGGATGCGCTCGTTGGCGGAATACGAACGCTCGTTGTGCCCACTATGCGGTTTGCCGCGCTCGATCTGCCAAGACCCGAAGGCCGAACTTACATTGCATGCCGAAACCAGCGTCTGCTGGGCCACCGCGCACATGCAGCAGGCCATGAAACGGTGGACTGATGCGAATGGCAGGGACAATCCGGCCGCGAACGCGTTGACCGCGCACCTGACCTGTTGACATTTTTGGAGGATGCTTTGGCTGAGAACAAGAACATCGTCATCCGGCTGATGGCCGACACCGCCTCATATGAGGCGGCGATGACCCGCGCCGGAAGCACCGCGAAAACGGTCGCTTCGGGCATGGAGAACACCGGCCGCAAGAGCGCGCTCATCACCAGCGGCCTCACCGCCGCCGGACTCGCCGCCGCCGCTTTCGGCGTCGCATCCATCAAGATGGCAGCCGACTTCGACCAGCAGATGAGCACTGTGCAGGCCAACACCGGAGCCACCGGAGCTGAACTCGACCAACTCCGCCAAGCCGCCATCGAAGCAGGCGCAAGCACCGTCTACTCCGCCAGCGAATCAGCCGACGCGATCAACGACCTCGGCAAGGCCGGCATGAGCGTCACCGACATACTCTCCGGCGGCCTGACAGGGGCCCTCAACCTCGCCGCCTCGGACGGCATGGCCGTGGGCGACGCCGCGGAATACATGGCTAACGCATTGTCGATGTTCCACTTGTCCGGCAGCCAGGCTTCGCAGGTCGCCGACACGCTCGCCGCTGGCGCTGGCAAGGCAGTCGGCAACGTCAGCGACTTCGGAGAAGCGCTCAACAACTGCGGCGCGCAGGCCAACAGCTTCGGCATGAGCATCCAGGAGACCACCGGCGTCCTCAGCCTCTTCGCCCAGAACGGCACCATCGGCGCCGAAGCCGGCACACAATTGAACAGCATGCTCATGAAGCTCGCCGCGCCATCCAACGACGCGGCAGCCACCATGAAGGAGCTCGGCATCAGCGCATACGACGCTTCCGGCAACTTCGTCGGCATGGCCAATTTCGCCGGACAGCTGCAAAAAGCCGAGAAAAACCTCACGCAGGAACAGCGCAACCAGGCGAATGCGACAATTTTCGGCAGCTACGCCATCAAGGCCGCCAACTACCTCTACGACGCCGGAGAGAAAGGCGTCAGGAACTGGACCAAGGCGGTATCCGAAAGCGGATACGCAGCCGAACAGGCAGCGGCAAAGAACAACAACCTCAAAGGCGACCTCGAAAACCTCTCCGGCAGCATGGAATCGCTCATGATCTCCATCGGCGAAGGCGCGCAAGGGCCACTGCGCAAACTCGTCCAGGGGCTTGACACCCTCGTGGACTCCTTCGCCAGCCTTCCGGCCGGCGCGCAGCAGACCATCATCGTCATGGCCGCTCTCGGCGGCGTGCTCGGCGGCGTCCACAAGGCCGCAAGCAATCTCAACGGCAGCACCAGCACGATGGCCAACAACATTGGTCTGGCCATCGACCCGATCCAGCGTATGAAAAGCGCTCTGGCCTCCGCGCAGACCGCCTTCCAGATGTTCCGTGCGAGCGGCATGAGCGCGCAGGAGCAGATGGAGGCGTTCGGCACGAGCGCCAGCAGAGCCGAACTGAAAACCGCCGGATTCAAAGCCGTCGGCAGCAGCGTCATGAGTCTGCTCGGCGGACCGTGGGGCATCGCCCTCACCGTCGCCGGAGTGGCGCTCACCTCATTTATTGAGCGCCAGCAGAAGGCCAAGGAGGCCACCGAACAGCTCCAGTCCGCGCTTGAATCAGGCAGTGACGTCCGTAGCACCATCGCCGACTCCTACCAGAAGATGAACTTCGCCGGAGCCGACATGACGCATTGGATGGGCGAGGCAAAGGTCAGCCTGACCGACATGACCAGCGCAGCCATGGGCAACAAGGACGCGACTGACAAGGTCAACGCCGCGTTGAAGGAATACGGCAAGCAGGGCCATTCGCAGATGGCTGTCGCGCAGAAGATGCGCGACAGCATCAAGGACGAAGCCAAGGCATACAGCGAAGCCAAGGAACAGACCAAGCAGAAGGCCGCAGCCACCAAGAACGCCGTGGACGCCGACGGCAACGCATCGAAGGCCGCCAAGGACACCGCCAGCGCGAACAAGGACCTCGGAAGCAGCGCCAAGGACGCGGCCGAGGAAATCGACGGACTTGTCAAATCGCTCTTCGGCTTGGAATCCAACAACCTGACTGCCGACGAGGCCGTGGACCAGCTCAACCAGAAGATCGGCCAACTGTCGGACACCTGCAAAGACAATGGTCGAGTGTTCAACGAGAACGGCGACCTGCTCGACCGATTCAGCGAGAAGGGCACAAAGACCAGGCAGGCCTTGGAGGATATCGCCAGCAGCGCGCAGAACGCTGCGGAGAAGATACTCAAGCAGGGTGAGAACACCAACTTCACCGGAGGCGAGATCGAACGCGCCAACGGCGTCCTGCAGGATGCGCGCGAAGCCCTCATAAGGCAGGCCGAAGCTTCGGGCATGGGCGAACAGGCCGCTAACGCTTTGGCGGACCGGTGGGGTCTGAGTTCCGACAGCATCAAAGCGGCGATCGACAACATCAAGAAGACCGCCGAAGGCAACCAGCCGAAGCTCGACGTGGACGACTCCAAGGCCAAGAAGAAAACCAAGGATTCCGAGACCAACCTCGACAAATTCAACAAGAAGGTTGCGAAAGCCAAGCTCGAAGCCGACGACAAGAAGGCCACGGACAGCGCCAAGAAGGCGCGGAAGATGATGGACGACTTCGGCAAGAAGCACGTCAAAGGCACCATCGACGCGACCGACAAGGCATCCAAGAAGGCCAAGACCGCATCCGCGAACGTCAACAAGCTCAACGGCAAGAAGGCCACGGCCAAACTCGACGCGAAAGACAACGCGTCTCCGAAGGTCGACAAGGCCAACTCGAAGAAGCTGACCAACAAGCGCAACACCTTGGACTCCACGGACAAGGCCACGCCGAAGACGAACGCGGCCAACTCCAAGAGGCTCAAAGACAAGCGCAACACGCTCGATTCGGCCGACAAGGCCGGACCGAAGGTCGACGCCGTCAACCGCAAGAAGCTGAACGACAAGAAGAGCACCGCCTCGGTCAACGACCAGGCGACTCCGGTGCTCCGGTTCATCAACAACTTCAAGATCGCGGACAAGAGCTTCACCGTCACGGAGAAAACGAAGAAGGAAGGCGGTTACACAGGCGGCATGTTCACGGACGGCACCTTCCAGCAGTTCGCCGGAGGTGGCGAGTTCGTCGGCTACGTGGATCCGGCATGGGCGCCCGGCAATGGTCTGAGCGACAGCGTGTACCTGCTCAACGCTCGTCTCGCCGCGGGCGAGTACACGCACAATGCCGCGGCCACGGCCTATTACGGCGTCGATACCATGCGCCTGCTGAACGAGCGGAAGATTCCACGCGAAGTGTTTGCCACAGCCAATCAGATGACAGGCAATCAGGTCAGCATACAGGTTGATACCGCTTCCGTGGTGGCGGCGATAACCAGCCTGCACAACGATCTTGGCGCGATCATCAGCGCCGCGTCCGATGATTCGACGGTCGGCGATCGTGACTTGGGGAGGTTGATCCGCAGATATGCGCGAGCTTAGATACGCGTCGCATGATGGCACGGTCATCGACCTCAACACCGATAGTCTGTGGGTGGCCGACCTGCAGGAGATGCGCGGGTACGCATGGACGTACACTTTGGCCACTCGCGGTATCAAATCGGTGAGCCGGAACGCGTCGACGGCGAAAATGACCGTCCGCACCACGGATCCGTCAAGATTGGACGTGGTGCAGACGGCTTTCGATTCGGACGTGCAGGCGGTTACGCCAGGCACGTTGACGGTGGATGGCGAATGGTTCCAGCGGGCGTATGTCGTCGGCTCATCGCTCGGTCTCGTGCCATGGCCGGAATACGCGCAAGTCGATTACACGATTGTCCTTTGCGATGGTGTTTGGCGTCGCGCGCTGCCGGTGCAGCATTTCTTCCCGATGACGCCAGGCACCGGTTCGCAGATTGACCTCCCCCTGGACCTGCCGACCGATTTGGCTCCGTCGAAAATCGCCTTGACGGTGAATAATCCGACCGGCGAGGCCGCCGAGTTCACTGCGGTCATTTTCGGCCCTTGCGTCAACCCGTCTTTCCAGATCGGCGGCAACACTTATGCGGTTGATGTGACGGTGCCGGAAGGCGGTCATGTGTCGCTGTCGGCCACTGGATTGCGGAAGACGATAACGTTGACAGCTGAAAACGGCGACGTTTCGGATGTTTTCGACAAGGGCGTTCGTGGCAACGGCAGGGGAAGCGGCTCATATGTTTTCGAGCCGATACCGGCCGGAGATTCGCTGTTGACGGTTTCCGGCAATTATGGCATCGATTTGACCATGTTTGACGTTTCGGGAGGTGTGCCTTGGCTGACGTTATCCTCGCCGACGGCAAGCTGACGCCACGTGCGATCGTTTCGCAGGTGACGTTGGATTGGGCTTGCGGCACGGACGAAAACGACTTCGAATTGACCATCGACGATCCGGATGCGCCGGAAATCGAACGTGGTTGGTATTTCTGGCTTGACGGCAGTGACGTGGGCGGCCGGATCATCGACCGTCGTGTGACCGTTTCCGGTGGCGTGTCCACGGCCATGTGGATCGGCCAATCGTGGACTGGCATGTTGGCGGCGAAGATATTGCAGCCGGACGCGAATCAGGATTACCTGACCGTCTCCGGCAAGCTGCCTGACATCCTTAAAAGCCTTTTGAAGCGCATCGGTTTGGATTCGGTGTTTACCGTCGATTCCTCCGATGCTTCCACTTTGTCGAATTGGATGTTCCGAAATCCACGCTACGTGGACGCCTACACAGGATTCCGTAATCTGCTCGCATCCTGTGGCAGACGCCTCGATTTCCAAGCCAAGGATAATCGCATCCTGCTTGGCATCACGCCGGTCGGCATCATCGACAACACGATCGATTCCGACTTGGTGGACTTCAAGGCCGAAACCAACTGTCGCGCGGTGAATCATCTCATCGGCCTTGGCTCGCAGGAGCTTAAAGATCGTCTGGTGGTCAATTATTTCGCTGATGCAGCCGGTGCGGTGAGTCAGACGCAGACGCTCATTGGCGTCGATGAGGTATGCGCCACATACGACTATTCCAACGCGGATTTGTCCACGCTGCAATCCGAGACGAAGAAACATCTGCAGGAGTTGCAGACCGGTGGTTCGGTCGAGGTGACGTTGTCCGATGAGGTCGGTGATGGTCTGCACGTGGATGACAAGATCGTCGCGACGGATCAGGCTTCCGGTGTCAATGTCACCGCCGTGGTGACGAAGCAGATTGTGAAAATCGATTCCGGGATTTTGACTTCGACGTTCGAGGTCGGACTGCCGGTGCAGTCGGCGAATGCGAACTATTCCGGCTCTTCCTCTTCGTCTTCCGGTGGTTCGCCTGGTGGTGGCGTGTCTTTGACGGCTGGTCGTGGCCTGTCGATTTCAGGCGGCACGATAAACGCGGATGTCGATTCTGATGATTTGAATGCCGTCAGGCAGGTTGCCGAGGCGGCTAACAAGACGGCTTCCGATTACGCGGCGCAGATTGGAGCGGCGAACAAGACCGCCGAGGATGCGAAGACCGTTGCGGATGCGGCGAAGAGTGTGGCCGATGGTGCGAAGTCGGGCATGATGACCGACGGTGAACGGTCTAAGCTCGCTTCGGTCGAACGGGGCGCGAACGCTTACGCGCTGCCGAAGGCGTCCACGGACGTGTTGGGTGGCGTGAGGGTGGATGGTTCCACGATTGTGAGCGTGGACGGTGTGATAAGCGCCCATGTGAACGGTGGCTCCGGCAGTACGGGAAAGGTCGTGTTTCCAATCGGCTATGTCGTGATGAACACGACCGGTGTTGACCCTGCGGTGGATTTCGGTGGTACGTGGAGGCAGTTGCCTTCGCTTGGTTGTTCCATGTTTGAAAGGATTGGATAGTGAAGTCTGACGGTTACTCGAAGTACGTGTGCGACAAGTGCGGCAAGACCGCGTATGTCGCAGCTGGCGATACGGAGGCGCGTGAATGGTTCACCGTGCGCCGGTATTCCGCTGGCAAGGCGACCCGCATCGCGGATGATGTGACGCCTGACATCTACGAATTGTGCTCCCAGTGCAATGCGTCTTTCATGGCGTTCATGCAGAAGGACGACGCTTCTTTTGAAGCATGGTTGAAGGAGGCTGAACAGTGACCATCGAACTTGTTGACGGCAAAGCCGGAGTCGCGCACATCTCGAGCGAGGACAAGGCGATCATCCATCAGGCCAAGTTTTCGAAGTCCGACGTGGTGTTCGACTGGGGCGACGCGTTCAAGTGTTCGATGAGTTCGCCCAACAGGGCGACGATCGGCACCGGCTGCGCGTCGATTCAAGGCTTGGACTGGCATATCACGGCGGCGGAATCCGTGACGATCTCCAACGGGTCGCAGGGCGTGAAACGCAATGACATCATCTGCGCGCATTACCATCGAGATTCCAAGACCGGTAATGAGCTGGTGGAATTGACCGTGTTGAAGGGCACGCCGAACGCGACGACTGCCGCCGACCCGACCATTCCGTCAGGGAAGATACTGTCCGGCGCGGTTGACGCGTACATGCCGTTGTGGCGTATCCCATTGGACGGTATCACGGTCGGCACTCCGGTGCGCCTGTTCACGCCGAAGGGGGCTTTGTGG